TGTATAATATCCTTATATTAAGAAAAAAGAGAAACCGAGAGAGAAAGCAACACCCGACCCACTTGACATACTAGATGCAGTAGGGAACGCGGAATCTCCGACCTCAAGTGGGGAGTTGATGCGAAGGCATCGAGTTCCCACCCCGAGAGGGGTCAAGGAAAATGATTTAAAATTCTTCTTGACAAATGGTTTCAAAGTTAGTATAATATATATTCAGAAACAAAATAGAATGAAAGTAACTGAGTAAAGGAAAAAATAAATGATTTAGCATTGACCTCTTCGGAGCGAGCGAATAAATAACCCTTCAGTTGCTTACCCAGTGAGGCGTCACGTAAAAAACGCCGTATGCTCTTTAGATATTTTGAGATTGCGTTAACCGAAAATAATGTCCGCTTTTGATACTCACTATGTGAGATACCTTCCGCAGCAAGGAGTGAAACATAGTCGCATGAACCGATGCGTAAAGGGGTTGAGTGGAAACCTTCAATAAGTCCCGCGAACTTAGTACCTAGTACGAAAGCAAGGGCGATAAGCAAGGCACAACGAAGCAAGATACTTCGGCACTGTATCGACAGTATAAAATCGGTTTGTTTTACTGCATTAATGGACGTTACGAGCTTCGGCTTTACTAATGCAGAGGTAATTGAACGGGTGGTTATACCAGAATAACAATCCCAGAGTGAGGAAACCACGCTTTCGTTAACCCTTTGGGACAACGACAAGTAGCAAACCCATTCCTTCGGGAATGACTTCGGGCAAGGGAAAGGTGATGTTTCCCAACGCAGACTGCGAGAGCGAGGTGTCTTTGGACATCGGGGGCAGTAGGCAGCTGATACATAATGACGAACTGCAGACTTGGAACAGTATAAAAGCTAAGCAGCAAGAAGAACGGCAGTCGCTCTGTCAACTACTGAATAGTAGATATCTTGCAGAGTCAACAGCATTTGGACTTAAAACAGTGCATAGTAGATAAGTGATGCGAAATAAGCAGTGCACCTTCGATTGAAGTTTGTAATATCCATCACCGCTAGCTACGCAGTGGATGGGTTCGTGAGTTATTCCGACACGACCACTTTAAAAACAAAAACTTTGGATGGAGAGCGAAGTAGTAGGGCAAGTCCCACGCTTTTCTCTCCATTTTTTTATCCCCAAATCCCCCACATCAAAATTTCCTACCTAATTTAAAATAGTTCTTGACAAAGACCTTAAAATTTTGTATAATATACTCATAAATAAAAAAAGGAAACTACATTTTCCGACTTGAAAGAATGTAGAGGTCGTTACTGAAAGCGTACTGGCAGATGAAGAGACTGCCTCTTATTTAACAATTATACAAGGAGAGCAATATGCCAGCAAAATTTAAACCAAGTGCTAAAAAATACATCAGAGGAGTACCAGCAAGTAAATTACCTATGGAACACTTCTACATCAAGAACACACCAAAACAAGAGTTATTTGAGTACATAAACTCAACAGGAGTAAATATGAAACCTAAAGTGAGACAGAAGTGCATTAACGAACTACAACGCAGAGGAATCAACATAGAGTGGGTAACACCTGAGGTGCAGTCATGAAGTGGGGTGGTAAAGCAAAACACGTAAGCATAGTGAAGAAAACTTCACAGGGCGATAGCCACGGCAGAGTAAGTTTAAATATGAACAAACACAAGAAGCGTTCGTTCAAGAAATACAGAGGTCAAGGCAGATAATGGAAGATGGAAGTGGCTTCGTAATAGGACTGATAGTAGCAAATCTACTATTAATAGTGGCGATAGTATGGGCAAGATAATAAAATTTCCTTCGAGGAAGCAGTTGAAAACCAATGATATTATAGACAGTATCAAAGAAGAAATAGAAATGTGTGAGGAGAATCTCAAAGAAGCATTGGAACAACTAGACTACCTCAATGAGGAAATTTTATACCTAAACAATGAGTATGGTATGCTCTTAACAGAATTAACAGAATTAACAGACAAGGAAAAACAATGAGAAATTATAGACATTTTGCCGTAGGAATGAATGCAAACGGCAGCACAATAAAAAGAATAGTAAAACCAACAGATGCAAGTGCTTATCCTGTAGAATGGCATGGGGGAACTAGATATGAAAACCCTCGCTACTACAACATAGAGTTAGCAGATGGAAGAACTATTAAAGATACAGAGTTAGTAGTAGAACTACCAACAATGGAGGTAGTACATTAATGAGCAAAATTAACGACTACGCAAGGTTTGTAGACAACTGTACCTCAGAAACAAGTAAAGATACTACCAAAATGTGTGATAGAGTAGAAAAACTACGTGGTAATCACTCAACACAGAATGGTGTAACTGTAGACCAAGAATTAGATATGGCAAGACTACTAACAGCACTCATAGGTATGATGGCTGAGAGTGGAGAGTTTGCCGAAGTAGTGAAAAAGAAAGTGTTTCAAGCAGATACACAGTTCACAAACGAAGAAATTTTTCACATGAAAAGAGAGTTAGGCGACGTACTTTGGTACTGGGTTCAAGGCTGTATAGCATTAGGATTTACACCTGACGAAGTAATGGACGAGAACATTAGAAAACTAGAGAAAAGATATCCGAATGGTTTCGAAGTAGTAAGGTCCGAAGTAAGACAGGAAGGTGACATATGATGACATTTTTATGGAACGCTTTCGCAATAATAGGAATAGTAGCAAGTCTAATAATGTTAGTAGCTGGCTATGTAGTATGGGAGACAAGAAGATAATGGCAAATCATGTATATTTTACAATTCAAATAGAAGGAATTGAAGACGAACAGTTCAACGAGAGCATTAAACAAGAGAAAGTAACTAGGAAGGATTATGAAGGTAATCCCTATGAAATAACAGAGTATGTGGAAATAGAAAACCAACCTTTCATGGAGGCAGTAAACAAATCATTTGATGAAGATGGTCATTTAGAAAACTCCTATGACTGGTACTGTAATGAGATAGGTGCTAAATGGTGTCATATTGAGGAATGTCAGGACGGCTACCTCAGTGGGTACAGCGCTTGGAGACAACCACACGAGTTAGTAATAAATCTAATTGAACACTTTGCAAAGAAGTACGATACTGAAGTAACTGCAAGTATGACTTATGAAGATGAGTTTAGAAACTTTATGGGTAAACAGTACTACGGTTCTGACAAAGAAGGAGATGAGGGTTGGTACGCTTGGGAAGGAGATTACTGTGAGACTGATGGTGATGAACTCTTAGAACAGTTTAAGGAATTATATCCTAGTATTGATACTGAAGATGAAGACTTTTGGCATGGCGAGTTCGAAGTCGAAGGAGAAAAGATATATCCTATCGAAGTTGTGGACGAGTTAGCAGATGAATTCTGGAGTAGATGCTAATGAGTCAATACACAGATATAGTAGAAAAACGAAGACTTTATCTAGCGGCAGAAGACTGGGGTAACAAAGTATCCCAGCATTATGTCTGCAAAGGTGGAGCAGGAGACTTAGGGTTTGGAATGGGCTACTTTGTTTATTATAACAATGGTGCAGTACATAAACTATCAGGTAATAACATAACAATAGTACAAAAACAAGGTTCTATAGATGAAGTTATAGACAATTATACAAGGAGTAAGCAATGCTAACAATGAGTAATGGACTTATAACAGCTGTAGAGCTAGATTATGAGAAAAACGAAGTATTAGGTCTAACAGAGCAGGATAACTTCAGACTTTTAATGAAAAAGTGGTTAATGACTAGACAGGAAGTAGTATCAATAGTACGAAATCTAAGCAAACCAGAGGAAGATTTATTAGGAGAGATAGTATGAGTGTGAATTATACCGAAGACCAAGTAAAACATATGGTAGAAGCCTATACAGCTAGACCAGAAAGAGCAACAGTAGAAATGTTAGCTGAAGATTTGAACAAGAGTATAAAATCTATCATAGGAAAGCTGAGTAGAGAGGGAGTCTACGAAAAGACAGTATATAAAACAAAAACAGGTGAAGACCCAGTCACCAAAAAAGAATTAGTAGAAGAACTATCGGAGCTAGTAGGAATTGAGTATAGTATGATTTCGGGGCTAGAGAAAAGTCCGAAGATAGATTTAAAAAGATTAGTAGATATTCTAAAGGAGGAAGAAGATGCGATACGCTAAAATACTACCCAATAACGAAAAGTTGAGGACAATCATCAATAAGTATGGTCCTTACTTTGAAGTGGTCAATGAACCTAGAGTTCTACCACAACTGAAGAATCAAATGGCAATCACTCTGAGAGATGCCGACTTCACATTCACAACAGAGGTTCGTAACATACGAATCGTTCAACCAGACTGAAACCTACAGCGGGTGCTCTACGGAGCATCCAAAGCTGCAACGGGTGTATAACGAGTCTAGGATAATTTTCATAAACTTGTACTTATACCCATATAATTTACCTTAACCAATAACCCTTTAAAAAAATTTGAGTTGGCAAAAGTTTGTCAAATGTCAGATACAGCTTTAGTTAAGTTGGAAAGTAGTTTGAATAGACCCCGAATGGGGTTGTTAGGTTGTTTAGATATCATGGTTTCATCTTGGTTATGATGATTGACACATAATATCGTAGTCTCTCTCGCTAAATCGTAAAAATCACAAGGTGAGCTCTCTCGCTTACGCTACCGAGCTCAATTGAAATGTAATTTCATGATAAGCGAGATTACGAGGGAATGATAATTGGTGAATTGTCATATCAATCTCATTGACTTTATAAATAATATTATATCACGATTTTAACAAAAATGCAACATTTGTTTTTCCTAGGGGTATGAATATGTTTATTCTTTCACGTTCATTCAATGGAAAAATATTTTTTATCTTCTTTTGGTGATAGTCTTTTTATTTAGTCGAACATTGTTTTTTATTACCAGAAAAAGAACCTCTTTTGAAACTGCTTACATGAAAAATCTTTATGCTTTGTGTTTGAAATGGCTAAGGTTGGTAGTCGTGATGGTGGGAAGTTGTAAACTGAAGTATGAAAACGAGTAGTGGTTCTATTTTAGTAAAAAATCTATTTTCTGTGTCTCGGTCTTTTTTCAGTGTATTTACGAAACTCATTTGTGAGCTTCTGTTGTCGCTTGATAGCTGATGCCTTTGCTTTCTTTCGGCGTGTGGTAGGTTTTTCGTAGTGTTCAAGTTCTCTAATTCGATCTTTGAATCCATCATTCTCTAACTTGCGTCTTAGTATGCGAATTGCTTTTTCTGGTGACATTCCTTGGCAGTTTACTTTCATTTTAGTCCTTGCGCTCTTGTGAGTCGAATAAGGTCATTGGCTATGTTGCATTGATTGTCTACAGTGGCGCATACAAACTTTTGTACCCACGCCATATCAAATACAAAGTCCTGATTTGTTGTATTCAGTCCCTGCTTTTGACACTCTATAACTAGTGCTTTCATAACTTTTTCCGATATTTCCTCTGATTTTCTCATTCTAGGGAAATCAATTACTTTATCCATTTCTTCTCCTGTGGAATGTCCACCCTCTCTTACGAAGGTAATTAACTTGTGATGTTATTGCTCCTGTGGAACGAGCCATCTTAGTAGAAAGTTCGTCAATTGACATTGTATTATACAGGTCTTTTAACTTTTGTTTCTCTTTGGTTGTCCAAGTTCCTTTTCTAAATAACATGATGATATTATATCAAAATTTTAAGCAACTGTCAAGAACTATTTTTAGGAACCATAAAATAGTACTTGACTTATGGTTACAAATTCGGTATAATATGTACAGGAGAAAAAATTATGGAAAGTACAGAAATAATGTTTCTAGTAGTGCTACTAGGAAGTATACACACTAGCTATCTTTACGGAAAGCGAGTAGGGATTGAAAACACCATTGACCTTTTAGAGGCCGAGGGTATTTTAGAGTTTGATGAGTAAGTAGTAGGACGAAGCTAACAAAAAATAATTCTTGACTTCTGGTTTCACTTTTGATATAATATGTATGAAGTAGGCAGAATAGGTCTGCTTACGTTTTATGGTCGATACCGAAAGGGTCGGCATAGTATTAACGAAAGTGATATTAGGAGAATTAAAAATGACGATTGATATTAGTAAATTTTGGCTTGGCATGAACAATGAGTGGTTGTTACACAACACTGATACATCATATCCAAGATATAACATAGTCGAAAACGCTGAGAATGGCAACTATCGAATAGAGGTAGCAATTCCTGGCTGGAGCAAGAAAGAACTGGAGTTAGTTCAAGAAGAAAACGAACTACTCATCAAGGGGAAAAAAGAAAGAAAACTTGGTGCTACTGAAAGATTTGTACACCAAGGACTCAGTCTTAAATCTTTCGAGAGAAAGTTTATTTTAAATGCAGATTTAAAAGTAGACAGTGTCGAATTAATCGACGGCTTACTAACAATCGCTTTGTCTAGGACTCCGAACTCATCGAGGAAAGTATTAGATATTAACTAATACTCTCTAACAGGAGACAAAAAATGAGATTAGTTCTCAAATTAAGACAAAGCATAATGAAAGGTGATAAGGTAGCATTTGGTAGAATGGCAGAAAGTGCCACTCTTATCGGAATAATGTTAGCATGTACATATGCAATTATACCCATCATCTAAGTATGCTATCAAGCTGAAGGAGTTATTATGGTAATAGTAAGTTCAGAAGCTTTGGATGTAATAAAAATGCGTATCGCCTCGCACAAAGTGTGGGGCGTTCGTATCTTAACTAAACCTGCTGGTTGTAATGGCTGGAAATGGGATTTAGATTATGAAGACAATCCGAGCTTTGGAGGGGATTCAATTTACTATGATTGCATAGCAGTTGACCCACAGACTTTATCAATGGTCGAAAAAATAGAAATAGATATGGAAACTGAAGGATTACAAGAACAATTTGTATTTAGTACTCCATTATCAACAGCTCAATGCGGGTGTGGAGAGAGCTTTGCTCTTTAAGTGCCTTCTAAACAAGAGGAAACATATGAAAATATCAGTAGAGGGTTTAGCCCTTATCAAAAAATTTGAAGGCTTAGAACTTAATGCCTACCAATGTGCAGCAGGTGTTTGGACAATTGGATATGGTCACACTAAGGGAGTCTTTGAAGGACAAACAATACAAAAGGCAGAAGCAGACGAAATGCTCGTAGAAGAAATGGACGAATACGAGAAAGCTGTGAATGATGCCGTCACAATTTCAATAGACCAGTGCATGTTCGATGCACTAGTATCATGGACATACAATCTCGGTCCAAGTAATCTAAACGCAAGTACAATGTTAAAAGT